ATGACTTATGTTCTCTAAGTTCTATTGAAAGAGAAGGACTTCCTATACCAGTATATAAGCCTATAATAGATGGTGAGAAAAAGAAAGCACCTGAACAAAAGCTTACAGATGGAATATATCCTGAGCATATGGTATATCTAAAATCAGCAGGAATATGTGGACAATCAGATTTAGTAGAAGTAGTAAATAGTAGAGTACATATTATTGACTACAAGACAAACAAAGAAATAATAAAGGAGTCATTTAAAGATTGGGAAGGAATGTCTAAAAAGATGTTGGCTCCATTAGATAGTTTAGATGATTGCAACTTTTATCACTATGCTTTACAACTCAGCATTTATATGTATATTATAATAAAGCATAATCCTAAATTAAAACCAGGAAATATCTTTATTCATCATATCAAGTTTGAAGAAGAAGGTAAAGATGAGTATGGATATCCAATTACAAAGTATTCTTCAGAAGGTGACCCTATTGTAAAAGAAGTTATACCAATAGAAGTACCTTATTTAAAAGAGGAAGTAATATCAGTCATACACTGGTTACATGATAATAGAAGTTCAATTAAAAGTAAATAATTTAACTAATGATTGTAAGACTCTTTGATGTTCAGAATGGTGCAGTAGTACCCACAGAACATTGTTATACACTTAAGACACTTAAAAGAATAATGGATAAGTATCCTGAAGACTATCTTAAAGTATATCAATATCTGTTCTATATGACTTGCCCTAATCCGGATATGAATCCATTCTTTCATACTCCTGAGATTGATAAAGAAGAGATTGTACTAGAAGAAATAGAAGCAGAGTTTTCTTCAGAAGATCAAGCTATAAAACTAGCACTACAGTTCTGTGAAGATATGTATGCTACTCCTACTGCAAGAGCATATAAGGGTATGGCATCTATGTTAGATAGATTAGCTAGATATATGGAACATACTCAAATAACTGCAGGAAGAGATGGAAACATAAATTCTTTAATTGCTGCAGCAAAAAACTTTGATCAAATAAGAGCGTCTTTTAAAGGTGTATATAAAGATCTTCAAGAGGAGCAATCTAGTAGAGTAAGAGGTGGTCAAGGTTTAGCATATGATATGTAATGGAGTTTTGGAATAATATACCCACTTGGGACAATGGTACATGGACTACTACAGACTTTTCTAGTAGACAAGACTTTACTACATTCTTACTTACAATATTTAAAGAACCTGGTCAGTACAGATTTAATCAAATAACTGCAGATGTTTTTAATGAACAATCAAGAATCTTTAGACAAAATAAAGTTTACTGCACTGCACCATTTAAATCTAAAGACTTTATATCATACTGGGATGATCAAAAATCTAAATGCAGACAAGGTATAATAGTTAAGGATGGTAGAGATGAATGGTATATAACCAGAGACTACTATATGTGGTTAAACTTCCTACCAATCTTTGATAAAGAACAACAGAAGTTTGACTTTGCTAAAATACGTGATGCTCAGTATCATATGGCTTTATATGAGCTATTAGCAGAAATGCATTATAGACATTCAGCTATTCTTAAGAAACGTCAGATAGCATCATCATACTTTCACGCAGCTAAGTTTATAAATCAGTTGTGGTTTGAAGCTGGGGTAACTCTAAAGATGGGAGCATCACTCAAGGATTATATCAATGAGAAAGGTACATGGAAGTTCTTAGATGAATATGCAGCTTTCTTAAATGAGCACACAGCATGGTATAGACCAATGACTCCACACAAAGTAATGATGTGGCAGCAAAAGATTGAAGTAAGAAAAGGAGATAGAAAAGCTGAGGTAGGTCTCAAAGGTACAATACAAGGTATGTCATTTGAGAAAGATCCTACTAATGGTGTTGGTGGACCAGTAAAGTTCTTCTTCCATGAGGAAGCAGGTATTGCACCTAAGATGGATCAGACATATGAGTATATCAGACCAGCAATGAGATCTGGTATGATTACTACAGGTATGTTTATAGCAGCAGGATCAGTTGGTGATTTAGATCAATGTGAACCATTAAAAGAAATGGTACTTAACCCGGAGGCAAATGATATATATGCAGTAGACACAAACCTTATAGATAAGAATCATACTATAGGTAGATCAGGACTATTTATTCCTGAGCAATGGTCTATGCCACCTCACATAGATGAATTTGGTAACTCACTTGTTACAGAAGCATTAGCAGCACTAGATGAACAGTTTATAATATGGAAGAAAGAGTTATCTCCAGAACAGTATCAGTTAAGGATATCTCAGCACCCTAGAAATATAGAAGAAGCATTTGCTTATAGAAAGGCATCTGTATTCCCACAGAACTTAGTAGCCGCACAGTTAAGAAGAGTAGAAGAAAAAGAATATTCATATGAGTTCTTAGATATTTACAGAGATGAGAATGGTTTACCTAAAGTAAAAGAAACTAGTAAACTTCCTATACTTGATTTTCCTGTATCTAAAAAGACTGAAGATAAAACAGGAACACTTGTGGTATGGGAAAGACCTATTAAAGATCCAGTGTTTAATAAGCATTACTATGCATCTATTGACCCTGTATCAGAAGGAAAGACAACTACCTCAGAATCATTGTGTTCTATATATGTAATGAAAGCAACAGTTGAAGTACAAAAGCATTTAGCTGGTGAAGTACAAAACTATATAGAACAAGATAAAATTGTAGCGGCCTGGTGTGGTAGATTTGATGATATTAAGAAGACACATGAGAAACTAGAACTTATCATAGAATGGTATAATGCATGGACAGTTATAGAGAATAACATATCTCTTTTTATACAGTACATGATATCTAGAAAGAAACAAAAGTATCTTGTACCAAGAACTCAGATTTTATTCTTAAAGGATCTAGGTGCAAATGCTAATGTATTCCAGGAGTATGGATGGAGAAACACAGGTAATCTATTTAAGTCACATCTAATATCTTATGCTATTGAATACATAAGAGAAGAGTTAGATACTATAACTAAAGATGATGGTACTATAGTTAAGACTCACTATGGTATAGAAAGAATACCTGATCAAATGCTACTCAAAGAAATGCAGGCTTATCAAGAAGGACTCAATGTTGACCGTCTTGTATCCTTTGCTGCACTTATAGCATTTATGAAAATACAGCAATCTAATAGGGGTTTTGCTAAAGATATAATAATGGATGATGCCTCTAAAAACTTGCAAAAGTCAGAAAATTTGTATAAATTATCTCATACCCCTTTCAGACATATGGGAAAGGGTAGAAATGTAATGGGGCAAAGTTTTAAAAGATCCGCATTCAAAAACTTTAAATAAATGGCATATGTGTATAGACATATAAGACAAGATACTAACACACCGTTTTATATTGGTATAGGTAGTGATGCTAAATTTAAACGTGCTTATTCTAAGTATAATAGAAATAGGTATTGGGTAAGTGTCACAAACAAAACTGATTATAAGGTAGAAATTATTTTAGATGAGCTTGATTGGAACATTGCTTGTAAAAAAGAAAAAGAATTTATTAGTCTTTATAAATCCTTTGGAATATCTCTTGTTAACTTAACAGATGGTGGAGAAGGAATGTATAATCCTAATTCTGTTGTTAGAAAAAAAATTTCTGAGGCAAAACTTGGTATAAAAAATCCTCAGTATGGTATAAAATGGTCAGATGAGAGAAAAGAGTATTTTAAAATAAAAATGCAAGGAGAAGGTAACCCAAATTTTGGTAAAAAAATACCGGATACTCAAAAGATGATAATTGCTTCTGCTCAAAAAGGTAGAGTAAAATCAGATGAAGAAAAAGAAAAGATATATTCAAAGACAAGAAAAAAAGTAATTAATACAGAAACTAATCATATTTATACTTCAATAAATGAAGTTGCAAGAGTTTTTAAAAAATCTCCTTCTCATATGACTAGACTCATTAAGAAAAACAAATTCAATTTAAAGTTTTTAGCAGATGCAAGTATATAATAGTCTACAGCTTAAGAAGGGAGCCAAGGTACAGCATAATAGAATGGGTAGTATTACCCAACCTCTTCAGTTTTTACCAAAAGACCAGAAGGATCAGGAGTGGGCTGCATGGAATCTAGACTGGTTGGAGTGGAATGGGTTGAAACAAATCCGTATGAATGCTAGAAGGTTAATGAAGAATTACAAGCTAGCAAAAGGTGTAATTGACAAGTCAGATTATATTATTGAAGAGGATAATGAGTATAGAGACATTGTAGAGACTTTAACAAAAGAAGATAACTCTGCACTTGAACTCAAGTTCTATCCTATTATACCCAATGTAATTAATGTTCTAGTAGCTGAGTTTGCTAAGAGATCAACTAAGCTTACATACCGTGCAGTAGATGAGTTCTCTTACAATGAAATGATGGAGCAAAAGAGAGCTGCTGTAGAAGAAGTTCTCTTATCTGATGCTAAGGTAAAAATAATGTCAGCTTTAATGGCTCAAGGATTAGAACCTGAGAGTGAAGAAGCTCAGCAACAAATGTCAGATGATGCCTTAAAAAGATTGCCAGAAGTAGAAATGTTCTTCAAGAAAGATTACAGATCTTTAGTAGAGCAGTGGGCATCTCATCAGCACAAGGTAGATGTTGAGAGATTTAAGATGGATGAGCTTGAGGAAAGAGGTTTTAGAGACATGCTCATTACAGATAGAGAGTTTTGGCACTTCCGTATGATGGAGGATGATTATGAAGTAGAACTCTGGAATCCGGTATTATCATTCTATCATAAGTCTCCAGATGCTAGATATATTTCTCAAGCAAACTGGGTAGGAAAAACTGACATGTTTACAGTAGCTGATGTTATTGATAGATATGGATATCTAATGACAGAGGAGCAATTAGAAGCATTAGAAGCTATCTACCCTATTAGATCAGCAGGATATAATATAGGTGGTATGCAGAATGATGGTTCATACTATGATGCTACCAAAACTCATGAATGGAATACTAACTTACCTTCACTTGCATACCGTCAGTACACATCTATGGTATCAGGTTCTGTATTAGAAGGAGGAGATGTTATATCGCAGATACTAGCAGAAGGAGAGGACTATAATGTAGCAGGAACAGCATACCTACTTAGAGTATCTACTTGTTACTGGAAGTCTCAAAGAAAAGTAGGACATCTTACTAAAGTATCTGAGTCAGGTGAAGTATCTACTGAAATAATAACAGAAGACTACAAAGTAATAGATAAGCCTATCTATGATACTAGACTATTCCAAAATAAAACTAAAGACAATGTAATCTTTGGTGAACACATTGATTGGATTTGGATTAATGAAGTTTGGGGTGGTGTAAAGATTGGACCAAATGTACCATCATTCTGGGGTATGAATAACCCTGGAGGATTTACTCCTATCTACATAGGTGTAGAGAAGAATAAAATAGGCCCACTTAAGTTTCAGTTTAAAGGTGACAGCAGCCTATATGGAAGTAAGTTACCAGTAGAAGGATCTATATTCTCTGATAGGAATACTAAGTCAACAGCACTACTTGACTTAATGAAGCCATACCAGATTGCTTATAACATAGTAAACAATCAAATTGCTGATATCTTAGTAGATGAGTTGGGTACTATTATCATGCTAGATCAAAACACTTTACCAAGACACTCATTAGGAGAAGATTGGGGGAAAGGTAATCTAGCTAAAGCATATGTAGCAATGAAGAACTTCCAGATGTTACCTCTGGATACTTCTATTACAAATACAGAGAATGCATTAAACTTTCAGCATTTTCAAAAACTAGACTTGTCTCAGACTGAGAGACTTATGTCTAGAATAAACTTAGCTAACTACTTTAAGCAACAAGCATATGAAGTAATAGGTGTTAATCCACAACGTATGGGTCAACAGTTATCTCAACAGACTGCTACTGGTGTAGAACAAGCTGTATCAGCATCATATGCTCAAACAGAAATGTTCTTTATACAACACTGTGATTATTTGATGCCTAGAGTACACCAAATGCGTACAGACTTAGCACAGTATTATCATTCTACTAAACCATCTGCAAGACTTACATATACTACTACAGCAGATGAGAAAGTAAACTTTGAAATTAATGGTACTGACTTATTACTCAGAGACTTAAACATCTTCTGTACTACAACAGCTAATAATAGAGCTGTGCTAGAACAACTTAAGCAGATGGCTATGAGTAATAATACAATGGGGGCTTCTATATATGACTTAGGTAAAGTAATGCAGTCTGACTCACTTTCTGAACTTAATGGTGCTCTTAAATCTTCTGAACAAAAACAACAGGAGATGAAGCAACAAGAAATGCAGAATCAGCAGCAAATGCAACAGCAACAACAACAGTCTCAACAACAAATTGAGAAGATGAAGATTGATGCTGTAGCAGCTGAGAAAGAGAAAGATAGACAAAGAGATATCTTAGTTGCAGAAATTAGAGCTGCTGGTTATGGTTCTATGTCAGATGTAAATAAAAATGAACAGTCTGACTATGCAGATGCTATGAAAGAAATCCGTCAAACTGAACAATATCAAGAACAGACATCTTTAGAGAGGATGAAGGAGTCTAATAAGAATATGCAGAATAGTGCAAAGAATGATATTGAAAGAGAGAAGATACAAGCACAGAAAGAAATAGCAGATAAGCAACTTCAAATTGCCAGAGAAAATAAAAATAGATTTGATTCTGGTAAGGAGAAGAAACCTAAGTAGCTATATAATGCAAAAAAAGAATTAGCTAATATAAATTTTAGAAGTTTATATTAAAGAAAATCCTTATATTAAATTAAGTAGTAAACAAAACCAACAAATTATGGAAGACACTAATAAGAGTGCAGAGATGTCTGACTCTACAACGGTAGAGCAAGTAGATGTAAATCTTGATGAGTTATTTGGAGCACCTGGTGCAGAAAGCGTGATGCTTCCAAGTAATGAAGAAGAAGAAAAAAAGAAAACAGTTTTTAGTTCAGAGGGAACTGTAGATGTGACGTTCATTGACAAGCCTGGAACTCCTCAAGAAACACAAGAGGAGAAACAAGAAGTTCAAGAAGCAATTGCAGAACTTGACAATCTTATTTCACAAGAAGAAGAAGCTGGTAATAAAGGTAGACCTAAAGTAGACAAATCTGGTTTAGCGGAGTTAGCATCAAAGATGATTGAAGAAGGAACATTGTTTCCATTTGATGATGACAAATCTTTAGAAGATTATACTACAAAAGACTTCAGAGAATTATTTGAAGCTAACTTTAAAGAAAGAGAGAATAGCATTAGAGAGAACACTCCTAAAGAATTCTTTAAAGCATTACCTCAAGAACTTCAAGTAGCTGCTAAATATGTAGCTGATGGTGGACAAGATTTAAAAGGACTATTCAGAACTCTTGCGCATGTAGAAGAAATAAGAGATCTAGATCCTTCTCATGAAAATGATCAAGAAGAGATTGTAAGACAGTATCTATATGCTACAGGATTTGCAGATGGTAATCCTGATGAAATAGAATCTGAGATACAAGATTGGGCAGACATGGGTAAACTTGATCAAAAAGCTCAGCAGTTTAAACCAAAGTTAGATAGAATGCAAGAAGAGATTGTTGCAAGACAACTAGCTGAACAAGAAGCAAGAAAAGATCAACAAGAAAGACAAGCTAAGCATTACATGGATAATGTATATAATACTCTTTCAGTAGGTGAATTAAACGGTGTTAAACTAGATAAGAAAACACAAGGTTTACTTTACTCAGGTCTAGTTCAGCCCAACTACCCTTCTATATCAGGAAGACCTACAAACTTACTAGGTCACCTATTAGAGAAGTATCAGTTTGTAGAACCAAGACATGATCTTATTGCTGAAGCATTATGGTTACTTGCAGATCCAGATTCTTATAAAAACAGAATCAAAGAACAAGGAGGAAAGCAAGTTACTGAAAAAGTAGTAAGACAGTTAAAGACTGAGGAAGCAAGAAAGCTATCATCCTCTAGTCCAAATGATGAAGAGTTTACTAAAAAGAAACCAACAAGAACAATATCCAGGCAACAGAGTAATATTTTTAAACGCTTTTAACTAGTAACTAATAAATAAACAAATAAACAATGGCAACTCCAGTTTTAAACAATGGTATATTCCTGCGTGACACTGCATACAATGCTACGTCACATGTGGATTCTTACCACTTAACAAACATGTTGAAGGATGCAGAACCTATGGATCTGGGCCCAGTAGACCTTTGGGCTATGGCACAGAAAGTAGAGATGCCCCTTTATCAGATGTCCTCTTTTGGAGGAAAGAATGTAATCATGGTAGACAATGCTCGTGGAGAGTATAAGTGGCAGACTCCTGTCTCTATTGATCTACCATATATCATTGAAGACATTGAGCCTCTTAATGAGTTCAAAGGTGTAGATGGTACTACTTTCAAAATCAAGATTAACAAACGTGAGTTTGGTCACGGAGATATCTTGACTTATGACAAGTACAATGGTGTGGAGATGTATGTTACTCAAGAAGATATTCTTCCTGTAGGTGACGGATTTATCTATACTGTTCAACTTGTAAACAATGACAACTACAAGTTCTTAGAGAACAGGTATCTTGCTAATGGTACTAAAGTATTCCGTAAAGGTTCTGCAAGAGGTGAGTATGGTGAAAGATTTTCTGACATCATCACTAATGCTGGATTCCGTGAATTCTATAACTATGTAGGTGGTGCTGAAGCTCACGTTCACTATTCAATCTCTTCTCGTGCAGACTTGATGATTAAAGGTGGAATGAATGCAGATGGTACTGTACCTGTTACTGAAATCTGGAGAACATTTGATAAGGGTCTTGATCCATCCATTGCATCTCTTGAGGACATGGTAAAAGTTATGGGTAAAGACTCTGTGAAGAAAGCATTTGATAATGGTAATCTTTCACGTACATTCTTGACCAATATGGAAGCTGCTCACTTGAGCAAAATTGCTTCTGACATTGAGACTTACTTGATGTGGGGACAAGGAGGTAGAGTTAAGCAAGATGGTCCAGATGATATCAGATTATCTGTGGGTCTTTGGAAGCAGTTGGATAACTCATTCAAAAGAGTATACAACAAAAATAACTTTACACTTGACTTATTCCGTGGAGAAATCTATAACTTCTTCAATGGTAAGGTTGAGTTCCAAGGTCCAGATCCAAAGAGATCTCTAGTAGTTCAGACTGGTATGGGTGGTATGAGAATGGTTAATGAAGCTATCAAAAGAGAAGCTATCTCTTCTGGTCTTCTTATCCAGGCTGCTGACATCGGTGCAATTACTGGTAAAGGTATGGACTTGAACTTTGGATTTGCATATACTTCATATGTGATTCCTTTCTTGGCAAATGTTAAGTTTGTTCTTAACCCAGCATTTGACAATGTTCATACTAATGATATTGAGAACCCAATCATTGATGGATTCCCATTGTCTTCTTACTCATTCATTATCTTTGATATCACTGATAACACTAATGACAACATCTTCTTGTTGAAACTTTCTTGGGATAACCAATTGAAGTGGTGGTATCAGAATGGTACAATGGATTATATGGGAAGAACTCAAGGGTTCCAGTCTTCTGGACAATTCAATGGGTACCGTGTAATGATGTCTCAAACAATGCCAGCTATCTGGGTTAAGGATCCTACTAAGGTTCTTAAGATTGTTATGAGAAATCCAATTACTGGTGGATCATTCTAATATATATCTCAGGAAAAGGGGGAGACTAAACACCTCCCCTTTTTTTTAATTTTTTAAAACCAACAAATAAAAACCAACAAATAAAATGGAAAATGTAAACTTTACAATGGTTCAGACTAGTGAGAACAGAAAAACTCCTATATCTATTAAACCATATTTTGACAGATCTGTATCAAACATGGGATTAGAAATTTATAATCTTTCTCTATTTGATGGAGTGACTCACAGTGAACAATTAGCTTGTATTGAAAGAAATGGAGTAGTTCAGTATCTTACTGGATTAAATGAATTTGCTCCTGAAATTAAACTACTTCCAGAAGAACAAAAAGTAGCTAGAGTAAAACAAATTAGAATAGCAATTGCTGAGTTAGAAAAAGAATTAGCAGCAAATGTTCTTGATGTAGAAGATACTCACTTCTGGAATAATGTTAAGTTACTTAAACCTGATAATGCTGAGTTCTGGAATAAGATATCTATATCTTGTGGTAATGAGCCAGTATACCTAGATCCTAAAGATCCATTTGATAGAATTAAACTTTATGCAATTGAAGCTGGAGGATTTTCTATTGTAGCAAAAAACTATGATGAAGCTAGATCAAAAGCTGTTCCACCAAAATTCTATCTTGATAAAGAACAAGAAACTGCAGGTGTTAAGACGGAGTACAAGAAGCTTAAAAACAAAGCATTATCTGAACTTCAAAAACTGTATGATAAGAATAGCACAAAACTTTTCTACATTGCTAAAGCAGTAGACTTAGCTAGTGTACAGTATAAAAAACACACACCTAATGATATCATCTATGATAACATGGATAGACATATCAATGGTGATGGTACTGAAAACAATAAAGAGAGAGCGGCTAAAGGATTCCTAGAAGCAGCTTCTATGGATATGGAGACATTAAAAGTTAAAGCAATTGTCAAAGATTCCATATTTTTTAAGTATATTATTAATAAGACAGATGGACATATCTATCATGTGAAATCAAACACTATGATGGGTAGAAACACATCTGAAGTTATTGAGTACTTGAAGAACCCTTTAAATGAGGATATTCTCAAAGATCTTAATAACAGGATTGAAAAGTTGTGGAACTCATAATTTGTATATATAATGAAAACTAAAACTAAAATGCCTAAAGCCATGTATGGTAAAACCATGATGAAAAAAGGTGGTATTAAAAAAATGCAGAAAGGTGGTACACCTTCTTATGCTAGAAATCAAGCTGCTGCAGAAAAACTTTATGATACAGACTCATCTGTAAGAACTTATACTAATGAGTATACAGGTAAAAAAATTCCTACGGGTCCAATGACTAAAGAAGAATACCAGAATGCTGCGGGAAGAGCTGCTAGTACAAGAGCTAAGGCAATGGGTGAAGGTCCAACTTTAAAGAAAAAAGGTGGTGCTGTTAGAAAAATGCAAGATGGTGGTACCCTACCTGCAAAACCTAAACCTTTTAGTACTAAGAGTTCTAAAATTGGTTTAGGTATTTTAAGTTCTGCTATTGCTGGTATAACAGGTAAAGTTATTGGAGATGCAGTTAAAGCTAGAAAAGCTAAAAAAGCTGAAGAAGAAAAAAAGAAAAAAGAAGCTGAAGTAAAATCTACAGAAATGAAAAGAGGTGGTATGATAAAAAGAAAAATGAAGACAGGAGGGATGGTTAATCCTAACTCTAATATTTCTTATCAAAAAATTGCTGGCTCAAAAGGTGTTACTTCTGGTGTTAATGCTAAAGCTTCAGCTTCTAAAGTAGCATCAAGTAGAGGAACTGGTGGTGTTAATACTCCTCCATCACAAGCTACACCTGCTGCAAAAAGAGGTGGTGCTGTTAAGAAAATGCAAAAGGGTGGTACTCCAGGTTATCCAGGTATTCCATCATCTACTAAAAAAATTGAATCCTCACCACGCTATTCAAAATCTGTTTATGATTCTCAAGGTAGAATTAGATCTCAAAAACAGATGAATAAAAAAATGCAAAAAGGAGGCATGATAAAAAGAAAATAATATGAAAAGAATAATCAGATCTACAAAGGAGTTTATGAGAATGACTAAGGTTGTTTCTCAGTATAACACTATTAGAAATCACCTACAATCCTTAATTACTCCTGTTAAAACAGAAGAGGCTCCAGTTGAAGAAACTGTAGAAGTAGTAGAAGAAGTTATAGAAACTCCTGTTGTTGAGCAACCTGTAGAAAAGAAAGTATCAAAACCTAGAGCTCCTAGAAAAAAGGTTGTAGTAGAAACTACTGAAGAACCTGTAGTCACAAAAGCTCCAAGGAAGAGAAAAAAGAAAGATGCCTAAAGACTCGTGCTATCATAGTGTAAAAGCAAGGTATGCTGTATTTCCTTCAGCTAGAGCCTCACAAGCAATTGCTAAGTGTAGGAAGAAATCTGGTACTGTAAGAAAGACAGAAAAAGGTGCTGAGCTTAAAAGATGGCAAGCTGAGAAATGGCAAGATACTAAATCAGGGAAACCTTGTGGGGCTGGTGGAAAGAATGAATACTGCCGCCCCACTAAACGGGTTTCAAGTAAAACACCAAAAACCAAGTATGAACTAACTCCTTCTAAACTAGCATCTAAGAAAGCTGAGAAGTCTAGAGTAGGTATGGGAAGAAGGGTTAAAAAAGTATAGTTATGGCAGTAAGAAAAACAACAACAACCAGAAAAGCTCCAGCTAAGAAATCAACATCTTCAGTTGGAATTTCCATTTTAGGAGGTAATAAAGCAGACATGAGAAAATGGGAAGTAGAGTCTGCTATGTCTACATTACAAAGAGCAGCAGAGATTCAGAAGAATGCTAAGCTCATGAATGATGTAAAGAAAATGGCAGCTGAAAAAGCTAAAGAGTTTAATAATATAGCATCTGGTAGAAAATTATAGTCATGGCAAGTAGTAGAGCACAACAAGCAGCAATAGCTATCTCAATGAAGAAAGCTGGTAAGAAACCTAAAATGCAAAAGGGTGGATCTAGTGGAAATGTACTCATTAGTAAGAGTGGTACTATTTCAAGATTCAAGCCTGCAGAATCTTATATGGGTGCTAATACGTTTAGTAGAGAAAAATTAGATACAGCTGGATACTCAAAAGGTAAACAAAACTTTAAATTAACTAAAGACCTTATATACAAAAATACACCAGGTGTAACAACACAGCTTACTAAAAAACCTTTATCATCTACAACAGTATCTAGGAAAGATGTTCCTAAAACTATACAGCAATTAAAACAAGGTGCTGATAAAACAAATACTTCTGTAGTTGGTGTTGCTACAAAAGCTCTTAAAACAGGAGTTGCTGCTGCAGCTAAAGCTGCTGCTAAACCTAAAAAAGCTAAAGGTGGTACAGTAAAAATGAAAACAGGAGGTTCTACACCTGCATGGACAAGAAAAGAAGGTAAGAATCCAACTGGTGGATTAAATGCTAAAGGAGTAGCAAGTTATAGAGCAGCTAATCCAGGTTCTAAACTTCAGACAGCTGTGACTACAAAACCATCAAAACTTAAACCTGGTAGCAAAGATGCTAAGAGACGTAAGAGTTTTTGTGCTAGAATGTCAGGAATGCCAGGTCCTATGAAAGATGAAAAAGGAAGACCTACAAGAAAAGCTCTTTCTTTGAGAAAATGGAATTGTTAAATATTTATATATATAGTCATGAGAAAAATGGGATGTGCTAAATGTGGTGGCTCAATGAAAAAAGGAGGACCTGTTAAAATGAAAAAGATGCAAGAAGGTGGAACAATGTCCAAAGATGAAAAAAAGATGCGTAAAACTTTGGAATCAAAAGGTCAACCTGTGAGTCCAAAGTACATAAACCAATATAAAATGGAAAAAGCAATGACAGCTGCAAAGTCATCAGGAGCTAGTATTGCTAAAACCGTTGGTGCTATAAAAAAGATGCAAGAAGGTGGCACTGCTAAAAGAAATATTAGTAAGCCAGGTGCAGGATTTGCTCCAGCTACTAAAGGTGGTAGCAATCTAGGTATGAACATCTATGGTATTCCTAATGCAGGACAAACAGGACCTAATAGAAGAGTTACTACCGAGACTATGAAACTTGGTGGAAGTTCTTCATTTAGTGCTAAAGTAGTACCTTCTTGCAGAAATGGTTTAGTAAGATTAGAAAATGGTAAATGTGGAACAAGAGAAACTCCTACTTTTAAAAAGGGTGGATCCTCAATACCAGACTTTAGCAAAGATGGTAAGATTACTCAAAAAGATGTTCTTATGGGTAGAGGAGTTATTCCTAAAGCTAAGAAAGGTGGTAACTGGATTCAGGGTGCTATCAAGAAACCAGGAGCCTTGAGAGAATCACTTGGAGTAAAAAAAGGTGAGACAATTCCTAAAGGTAAATTAGCAGCTGCTGCTAAGAAGGGAGGTAAGCTAGGACAAAGAGCTAGACTTGCTATGACATTAAGTAAAATGCGTAAAGGATAATATCATGAAGAAGAATAATAATAAACCTAATCCACTTAAGTTCTTTAATGACAATAATGCTAAAGCACGCATGAAAGCTGGTGGTGCTATGAAAGAATTTAAGAAGTCCTTACCTAAAGCTCAAGAAGGAATAATTGGTCCGCAAAATAATTACTGGTTTAATAGTCCTGAAAAAAGAGCTATGCGTGATGCTGGATCAAGATATTTTGCTGCACAAGAAAGATCTAATAATTTTGATGAAAATGCACAAAGAGATTACAAAGCATTAATGGATAACTACCAACCACAAGGACCTGTAGTACCATTAGCTGACCAAGTAGCTGAGTTAAATAAGAAATATCCATATTATGATAACCTTTCAGAGGTTGAGTATAAAGGAGGTGATCTTAATAAAGGTTATAGTGCTATGTATAAAAAAGCAGACAAAAAGGATTCTTTTTCAAGAGAAGGTGCTTTAAAAGATGCTTATCCTAATGTAGGTACAGGATTAATTAAAAAGAAAGGAGGTCCTGTAAGATCTAAAAAAAGATAGTAGATGCAAAACAGTGTAATAACCATAAAGATTAAACAAAGGCTCAATAAGCTTGACAGTCAGGATTATGATAATCTTGAATGCTGGCAAGTTGTTGAAGCTTTTAATAAGGCTCAAGTAGAATGGGCTAGAAGACAGCTTCATGGAATTAACATTGTTAAAGAAGGTGATGAACAATCTACTAGAAGAATTGATGACCTTCAAGTATTACTCAATACACAGAATCTAGCAGTTAGTGATGAAGAGTATTTTTACTCTGGACCAGTCCCTGAAAATTATCTTCAGTGGAAAAGGGTAGATACATTTGCTAATAATAACTGCTGTGAGAAAAGACGTATGGTAGTTTACTTAGCTGAGGAAGCTAACTTAAATAATCTCTTAAGGGATGAAGGTAAGAAGCCTAGCTTTGAGTGGGCAGAAACCTTTGCTACTCTAAAAGATAACAGAGTAAACATCTATACTAATGGAGACTTTGAGATTGACTCAGCATCTCTTACATATTATAGACAACCTGTCAAGATTCAAATACAGGGATGTGTAGATCCATATACCGGAGTACAGTCTTTAACAGAAGTACAGTCTGAGTTTAAAGATGATATAATAGAATTAATAATTGATGAAGCAGTAAGTATTATAGGTGGTGATATTGAATCAGGAAACCAATTCTCTAGAGGTACTGAAACTGCAGAACGTAACAACTAATAACAATGGAGACAAAATCAAGAATGTTAAAAAGAAATCCTGAACCTGCTAAGACTGTATCTAGACCTACTGTTACTGTAACTCAACCTAAGAGTGAGCCAGCTAAACCTGAACCTACTCCAAGTACAGGTGTAGGAGGAAGTTCTTTAGATAACATGGTTTCTTCTTGTGCTGTAGAACTTATGAATGCAAGAAACAGTTTTCATAAATTACATCTTAAAGTTACAGGAGAAGGATCTTATGCAGCTCATGTAGCAATTGGAGATTTTTATGATGGTTTACCTGGACATGCTGATACATTAGTAGAAGGATACCAAGGAGTTGCTGAAAAGATATTAACTCTAAAAGATGTATCATCTAGAACTCTTGAGACTGTATCAGATGGTGTTGCATACTTAAGAGACTTGTACGCAATGATAAATAAATTACAAGGAATGCTACCTTATTCTGAGATAGTAAACAATCTTGATTTAGTAAAAGACTCTATCAATTCAACTAAGTACAAATTATTATTTCTGAAATAGTTTGGAATTTTAAACAAGATTCCTTATATTATATAGTATATATATTTATTAATTAAACAAAAAAACAATGGCTTATTTTAATCATGCTTTTAGAAAGTCATTCTTAGCTACTGGTCTAACAAATTCTAGTTTAGGCATTACGCTTTTGGATGGCTCAACAGCAACAGTTAACACGGCACGCGGGTATTTGAATACTGCAGGTGTGCCAACTTATGGACTTAATTTGATTTCTCAAACAGTAGAAGCTGGGAACTCTCCTTATGTAAGTGGGTATATTGGATTCTTTAATCCACAAACTAACTTATCTGTAACATCTCCTACTGGATGTTGTCCTTTGTATCTTGCAGGTTCTGCAATTTATGCTAATGACAAGATTGGTAAATTCCACGGTGGTTACCAAGAGACTAACAAGTCTAAAGTAATTAACCCACGTTATGTAACTAGATTTTATTCTGTTGCTCCATGTGAGCCTCAGAATGAAGTAGTACACGTAGGTTCAACTTACTTTACTGCAGGTGGTGGTATCATTACTTTAGCGGGTGGTGCACTTGTTGCAGGTACAGGTTATGCTAACGGAACTTATACTACAACTGTTACAGGTGGTACAGGTACCGGTGCTGTAGTAGAAATTGTTGTAACTGGTAACACTATTGATTCAGTTACTATTATTGCTCCTGGAAAAGATTATACAGTAGGTGATACACTTACTATTGTTGGAGGTAACAATGATGGTACAGTAGTAATTCCAGTAAGTGGTGTTACACTTCCCGTAGAAGACAATGCTAACTGTTGTAAAGAGTTCTTGTGTGGTGAGACTTATCACTTGCGTCTTGACATCAAAGGATCTCCAGCATTACGTTACTTAGATCACAATGCATACTATACTGCTGATGCATACACTGGATGTTGTCCTGCAGGATCTATTGCTCCTACTCCAGTTGACTCAACTGAAGTAATGATTCAATGGGCTAATGCTATATTGAGATACCCAGTAGTTAATCCTTTTGTTCAGATTGCTGTACAAGATCAGGAAGGTGTTATTTGGTATGCTCCAGGTACTCCTGCTGCTTTCTTAACTGCAAATGGTGCTGACACTTGGGATAATTATGTATCTCCAGGATATATTGACAATGCTTGTGCTGGTCTTATCTTTAATGGTGCATATGTAGATACAAGATTTGGTGATTGTACTTTCCAAATCTCTGACTTCTATGAGAAAGAGCCTGTTAGAATTTATCTTTCTGAGATGGATCTTAACGGTGACCCATGTACTTTTGATGGTATCTGTGTACATAAAGAGTGTGAAGGACTTCAAGTTCAAGGTCTTGGTGAGACAGTTTTGCGTGATATGATTCTTTCTGAGTCTTACAGACAAAACTTCTTTGCAACTGATTTCAGGATTCGTGAGATTACTCAAGGAAACCAGATTGTTGCATCTATTGACCGTACAGCTCTTTACTGGAGATATTACTTGCAACACAGTATTCCACGTCACAACAATCCAACAGGTACATTTGATTCAGATCAGTACATGTTAGAAATCTATTCATTCAATCAATTGGGTACGTTTGAAACTCAAACAGCAGAATGGTTAGATGGATGTGGTGTATGTGAAATCAATGTTGCTGAAGATGGATACGGATGCTTAACTGAGTGTAATGTTCCAATTGCATTTCCAGATGTAGCTTCTGTAACTCCAGTACTCTAATAACACAATAACTTAAGAAAAGGGAGAGTGGGAGTTAATCTCTCCTCTCCTTTTCTTTTATATTTATTTCTTATGGCAAATCATGTCTTAAGTTTAGAGGTACCTACAGTAATGAATCCTTGTATAATGTCTGTACATGATACAAGTGTTTATTCTGAGATTGTACCCATTACCTGTGAAACCTTAAATGTAACAGTACCTGGATTCCAGTACTCTAATCAATTTGATGTTGCAGCAGGTTTTACTAAAATCATAACTGCTTGTGATTTACAGTTACAGGGTGCAGATTGTGGTGAAACATATGCTAATATACCAGATGGTATTTATATCATTAAGTATAGTGTTTCCCCAAATGAACTTGTATATGTAGAATACAATCATTTAAGAATTACTCAAGCTTTAGTGAGGTACAATAAAGCTTTGTGTAAATTAGATCTTGCGGCTTGTGACCCAACAGTTGTTGTAAAGGACAAGCTAGAAAGATTAAGAATGATAAAGTCTTATCTAGATGCAGCTAAAGCTAAAGTAGAATACTGCTTAGAGCCTCAGAAAGGAATGACTTTATATAACTATGCTCTTAGACTTCTAGATAAGTTTGATTGTAAAACATGTTAAACTAAATAAACCAACAATTATGGCAAAATGTGGAAACTGTGGGAAAGCATTATCCTGCGGATGTCAAAAAAGAAAAGCTTCTAATGGGGCTGCAGTATGTTCTACTTGTATATCTAGTTATGAAAATACACAAGTAAACAAAACAATTAAACCATTAGAACTAGATCTTGAAAAAGAAGTAAATAAACTTACTACTCCACCTTCTTGGAAAAAGGTATATAAGAGTAGGCAAATAAAATAAAATGGCAGCAGCATTCTATTTAAGATTTATAAGTTGTATTCCTGGTACATCTACCTCTAACTTTACAACTAACATAAATCCTAATATACAACCAGGATCAATTATTACTTTTATTGATCCAGCTGCACCTTTACCAGTAACTGTATTTGGTTGTTATACAGTAGAACTTGTTGTAGTATTTGACGGAACTCCTCCTGATTATACAGTAAACTGGACTACACAAGAATACTTCTCAGTAATTGATTGTCCTACTTGTATTGACCTTGTAAGATATACCAGACAATATAAGTTTACTGCATGCTGTGATCCAACAGATATCATATACTTCAGAGCAAAAGATCTTATAGCAGATGGTACTTATGCTTACTATGGTTTAGATCCTAACATAGGATTAGTAAATCATCATTGCTATGAAGTAGAAAAAGTAGAGATTGCTGACTACACAGCTTTTTATAATCTTAATCCTATATCTGCTACAGACTTAGATCCAGAGAATTGTGAAAGTGATGTATGTCAAAATGCATGTGACTCTTGTTTTATGCTTGAAGACTGTGAAGGATTACAAGATCCTATATACACAACTTCAGCACAGTTCTTACAATATGCAGATACTGGACAAGCTATTATAGTAAATGGGTACACTAACTGCTGGACTGTAACAACCACAAGATCAAATTGTGATTGTTCTATATCTTTAATACCAATATTAGTTTATCAGGATTGTCCTAGTTGTACTAATCCTAAAGGATACAAACTTACTAGTTGTGCAGATGCAGCAGAGATAATCTATTCAATTGATGACTTAGCTCAGTATGTAGGTAAGATAGTAAAGACTGATTGTGGTACATGTTGGAGAGTTGAAGAAATAGATATTGCTCCACCAGATGTACAGCCTGTTGTTATTGTAAACTCTTATGATAATTGTAGAGATTGTACAGCAGTACATTATAGATTAAGAGATTGTACTGGAGTTGCTGACTCAATATATACTACTACAGATTTATCAGATTATATAGGTAGTATTATTACTATAGACTATTGTCCTAATATTTGTTGGACTGTACAATTAACTGAGGAAGAATTAGATACAGGAGATGTATTCTTTAATACTGAATATGCAGACTGTCCTGAGTGTTATATAGCAGTATATCCAGTTACTTGTCAAACTGCAACTAATACAGGAAATACACCAGTTTCATTAAGTTATTATGATGCAGAGGGTATTCGTCAAATAATAACTCTTCAAGGAGGAGCAACAACAGATAAAGCATGTTTACTTTTCTTTATACCTGATGATGCTATTACTATAACAAGTTATGGTGAATGTATTGGTGGTCAATGTCCTCCACTAGATTTAGGTCCTAGAAGAAAAGTAAAACCAGGATATGACACTAAAGCTTGTTCAGCAGATTATTATGAAGAAGTAATGTGTCACTACTCAGAATGGATGTATAAAGATGTACTAGAAAGAAGATATGGTATATCTAACTGTTGTCCAGATGAATTAATGAAATGGGAAATAAGAAAAGAAATGCTTGAGCTTGATGTATTAATCAACCCTGATTATACTTGTTTACCGCAACCAGACTGTGGGTGTTGTAATCCAGTACAGTTAACCCCTAAGACTTGCGGTTCTTAATATTATTTAGTATATTATAATATATAGCATATAGTATGAAGCCTTTAAATTTAGATAACTCACCTTGTAGTCCAGTATCATCTAACTGTATAATCTGGCAAGGTCCTGATATCCCTTGTATCAAACTTTGTAAAGGAGATACTATTAGTGATGTAGTGTTCAAACTTGCTACAGAGCTATGTACTATACTGGATACACTTAAAGTTACAAGTTATGATTTAGCATGCTTTAACTTAGCAGAGTGTCAACCAAATACCTTTCAAGAACTCATTCAGTTTTTAATTACTAGAATCTGTGCTCTTGAAAATGTAGATCCTACTACAGTAGTTACAGATACTACAAGAACAGATATAACATCAACTAAGTCTCAAGCAGTAACTAATTTTCTTCTTACAGCAGCACCATGCTTTGGTGGAGGTACTGTTACTCTAATAGAGTATGTAGATTTAATTGCGGCAAGAATTTGTAGTATCATAGATGACATTGCTCAGATTAATATAGATATCTCATCTTTAGATATTAGAGTATCTGCATTAGAATCTGCAGTACCTCCTGTATATACTACACCTACATTTACATTATCTTGTGCAATAGGAACTACACCTCCTTTAGCTTCAGGATCAACACAAGCAATTAACACAATTCTTCAGAAGTTTATTAATGAAGAATGGTGTCCAATGAAAGTTGCTTTGGGTACACCAGCTGATTTATCTGCAGCTATTGCAACTCAATGTATAGCAGGAACTGATTTAGCTTTAGCAGTACAGTATACTTCTCCTGGAACAATTATGCAGGTTGCATATCCTACATATGTAGCTGCTCCAGTTTCTCTTGCAGACTTTATTAATAATATCTGGATTGGTTTATGTGATCTTAGAGATAGAGTAGAGAATTGGGAAAAAGATGTTATAGTTGCAGCTGGTAATAATGTTACAGTATCTTCAGTTGTAGCAGCTAATGTAACTACATATACAGTAAATGCATTAGATACTATTGTAGCTGCTACAGATGATATTACAGTAACTCCATCAGGCCCAGTAGCAGGAGTAACTACATATACTGTAGGAAGAACTCCTAAGATTAATTTTTATGCTGAAGCATTAACTCCAGTTGATATTGTTACTGATCCAGGTTTTGCAGACTTAGTATATTTTCAACCTACTGGTTATACAGGACTTACATACACTAATGCATCAGGAGCAACAAAAGACTTTATTGTACAAGTCTCTTATCAAACAGAGTCAAACTATATTGGTATTCCTGCTATCCAATCTGGACTATCAAATTGGGTAGATGGAGCAATAGTTAAAAATCTAGCAGTTGTTCAATATGAAAACTTGTCAAGACCTAGTATAGGTTTTCAAATGTGGGATAGTGTAACTAACACACCTATTACATCAATTACTGCAGAAACTGTTGTAACTACACCTAGCACTAATCCAGTAGATATTGGTGTAAATGCTAATGCTGTTTTAAGAGAGACAGTAAATTTCTTTTATAAGGTAACATTAAATGCAGCAGAGAGTGCTTCATTATTCTTTAGAAGTAGAGTAGGTAATACTGGTAACTTACTTAAGGCTCAAATATTTGTACAAGAATTATAATAATTAAGTTATGTCTAATTGTAAAAACTGTGGGTGTAATCAAATAGATTGTGGATGTAAGGATAAGTTTCTTACAACTCCACCTCCATGTCCTACACCAGAAGGTTGTCCAGATCCACAACCTTGTTCAGAAGTATTTGACTCTCAGTGTATTATATACACAGCAACTGATATTACATGTAATCAAGATACTGTAGTAAACCAAGATGATACAGTACAAACTGCATTACAAAGTATCTCAGATTATTTTTGTGAAGAAGTAAATTTAAGAACCCGTAAGTTTTCTAACTCTGGAGCATTTGGTACCAATACTCCAACAACAGTTACACATAACTTAAATACTACAAATATTGTAGTTGCTATGGCAACAAGCTCAGGTTTACCATATACATCATACGTACATGGTACTGACTATACATATACAATTGTCAATGCTAATTCTATTTCAGTAACCCTTGTTCCAGGTGGTTTAGCAAATATTACAGTTATTGGCTAAAGATGTCGCAGTTTGTTGGTTTCTGTGACTAACAAAAAACCCTGGGTGCTACCTCTGCCCAGGGTTTGTATTTTCTGTATATTTGCTATAGTAGATAATTTTTTGTATATTAAATAGTATAATGCATAAGAAGTACAACTTACCAGATGTTAAAGCTCCAAGATTTAGACAAAATGGATTTAGCGTCTTAACAAAAAAGTTCTTTGATAGCTTTAAAACTAAGTATCCAAAGCATAAGGATATGACTGAATCTGATATAAGAAATATAATTAAAAGATTCAATACTCTTATGTGGGAGAATGTAATTGACTACAGAGATGGTGTTCAGTTTCCAGAAGGTATAGGAACATTATTTATTGCAACATGTGAGAATGCAAAAAGCAAAAATGTAGACCATGTTAAATCCAAAAAATATGGTGTTGCTGTTAGTAATACTAATTGGGAAACAGATGGTAAACTAGCTAAAATATTCTATACAAGTTATGCAAGTAAATATAAGTTTGAATTCAGAGAATGTTGGGGATTTAGAGCTTGTAGAAATTTTAAAAGAGCTGTTGCTAAAACATATCCTGAAAACTGGACTATGTATGTAAAAGTAGATCCTGTAAAAAAACTTAGAGAAGTTTATGTAAAGGAGCAAACAAGACAATATGCATTATACAAAACAGAACAGAAATTAAAAAGTTATAATGAATTTGAGTTATGACAACTGTAGCACAAGCAATATCAAGAGTTAGAGCAACTCTAAAAGCTGTTAAGGAAGATCCATTCTTAACTGATAGAAACATTTACTTTTCTATAGTTAAGTATGGTAAGACTCTCTTAAAGAGAGAAGATAACATGAACAAGCTTATGAGAATAAGTTCTTTGTTTACTGTTCTTCCTTATATGGAACTTATTGATGTTGACAAAGTGGAAGCTGGTTGCACAGGAGTATACTCAGGATGTTATTTTAAAAGAACCAAAGATCAACTTCCTCAAGTATTTGAAGGAATGTTTGGACCATTATTAAGAACTGTATCTTCTATAGATTCATCTATAAGAATGTTTAGAACAGAACCAGTTACATATGTTTCTATAACAAGATCTACAAACTATAAGTATAACAACAAGATATACTTCTGGTATAGAGATGGTTATATCTATGTTGGAAATGCTGATTGGGATGCAATAAAAGTAGAAGGAATCTTTGAAGGAGATAAGTCTGACTTCTTATGTCCTACTCCTGAAAATCAATGTAGACCAAAACAGGATTTAGCTTTACCATTTCCTGAGTACTTATTCTCTGAGATAGAGCAGTTTGTTATAAAGGATCTTACTACAGCATTACAAGTTCCACCTAATGGACCGGATGATTCACAAAATGCACTTAGATAATGGATTTCAATTATACCCTCAGATATAGAACCTTTGATACTTTACTTGAAGATATTCTTGTAGACTTTCAAAACTATGCATTAGAAAATATGATTGAACCACAAGGTTTAATCAAAGTGGCAAGAAGATTGAACTATGATCTAGGTCTCAGAATAAATCAACAGAAAGAGATAATACTTGAAATAGAACACGGTAAAGCTAAATTGCCTGATGATTTTTACACTTTTAATTACGCTCTTATTTGCGGTGATTTTACTGTTGATACTGGATATAATGTAGGTGGTACTAATATACAAGAGGTTCCCTACAGAGAAGTTCCATCTACAGTAAATCAGTGTGCTGCACCTACAGTAAACTGTTCTGTGTGTAATTCTCATCCATGTAATAATACAGCAGCTTGCCAAGGACATGTACGTCCTCCTCAAAACTATTTACCTGGTGAGTATGATCCTAACAATCCATATGGAGATACATGTATAAGACCGCGTGTATTTATGAATTGTAAAGGAGAGAACTATGAGCTTATCCAAATTATGGGTACAGGTCAAAGAAGAACATATACTGTTCTTATTCCTCTTAGGATGAAAGCTAGTCAAAATATAGACTGTGAGTGTCCTAACCTTTATTGGAATACACCTAATGAAGGATGGATTAAAAATGGTTTTCT